GCACTTCTTGCAAGGACGAAACGATGTTATCGGGGGTTCGTGCCAGCGGTGCGGTTCTAAGTTTGCCAGGAATCTGAGAGGTAGACCGCGACGTTTCTGCTCAGAGGAATGCCGTATAGCGTCATACAGATTGGCTCACTCTGAATTGAATCGCCGGTATTACGAGCTAAAAAGACGCAATCCACAGACAGATATTTGCTTTGGTACGTGCGATGAGTGCGGTCGGTTTCATGCTCGGCGTCTTGCAACCACCGCTGTTTCGTTCATCAAGGCTGGTGGCATTCTGCGTTGTTATGGATGCGCCAAAGTTCGTAGGCTCACTCGTAAGCGTGAGCGCGAGCGGGAGCGCCGTGCTGAATGGCGAGATGCTGGTGATTCGCGGTACGAAATTCTGAGATCACGCGAGGACAATAAGTCCCATCGGCGTCGCGTTCGCATCAGTGCTACTAGTGATGTTTCCAATGCGGAGATTGCGGATCTTCGACGTTCACGGAAGACATGTCCCAATTGTGGTTGCCGTTTCTCTTCGCGTAATCCTGCGACGATTGAGCACATCATTCCGTTGGCGCTGGGTGGTACTCATACGCGCGACAATCTTCGTCTTTGGTGCAGATCGTGCAATTCGTCGCGCGGTGCCAGGCTTGATGATGTCTCTGGTTTTCAGTTGAACTTGGAGATGCGCGTTGAAGTGTCCTGATGATCTGAATGAGTCTGGACGTCGAGCATATGTAATGGCTTCGCGGCATGTTGAATCGTTGCCGGATGCTAATCGTTTTGCTGATGCTGTTCTGCGTTTTGCGCGTGCGATCGATATGGTCGAGGAGGTACGCGATGAGTGGAATGCGGCAGGTCGTCCGAAGTTATTTACGCATTCCAATGGTGCAGTTGTCCCTCATCCTCTCGTCAAGTTGCTTGCGGAGTCTGAGAAGGATGCTGCTCGAGCTGGTCGCGCTCTGAAGCTAGAGCCGGAAACGCTGAAGAATCCGCGCGGTGGTGTGATGGGCCGGGCTGTGTCGCCGGATCGTAAGGCGGCGCCGCCGGTTGTGAAGTTGGCGAAGCCGTCGTGATGCGTTGGGAGGGGTATGCGGTTGGTTCGCGTGTCGAGCATTTCGCGTGGTGGTGTGAGAACTATCTGGTCCAGAGCATCGATCAGTTCGCTGGTTTGCCATTGATTCTTGAGCCGTGGCAGCTCGAGTTCATGGGCGAGTCTTTGGCGACGGATGATCCTAATGGGCTTGTGCCGGCGTGGTCGAGTCTCGTAATGATTTGCAGTCGCAAGAATGGTAAGACTTCGATGCTGGCCGCTTACGCGTTGTATCGGTTCTTCAATGATCAGACGAGTCCTGAGATTCTCTTGGCGGCGGCGAGTGACAAGCAGGCTGGACGTTTGTTCGATGCTTGTGTGGCGTTCATTCGGAAGAATCCCGAGCTGATGGAGATGGTCCAACTCCGCGAGTATGTTGGCGAGATTGCTCGCGCTGATGGTGGCGGCAAGATTGTTCGTATGGCGAATAGTGGCGATAATCTCGCCGGTTGGAATCCATCTCTTGTGATCGCCGACGAGCTCGCGTCGTGGACGAAGCCGAGTCAGCGGAAGGCGTGGGCGCAGCTGACGACGGCTGGTGCTGCTCGCAAGAATACGCAGGTGTTTACGATCACTACGGCTGGCGATGCGAATGATCGAGAGTCGGGCATTCTTGGCAGGATGCTTGATCGGAATGAGGCGATTGGCGATCTTGAGAAAGAGCCAGGCTTGACGATCAGCCGCAATCGTGACGCCTCGACGCTCATTTACAACTACAGCGCGCCGACGAAAGATCCGGCTGATGTTGCTTCGATGAAGCTGGCGAATCCAGCTTCGTGGGTAACGGAGGAGTTCCTTGCGCGTCAGGCTGCGAACCCGGAACTATCCGCGAGCGAGGTTCTGCAACTTCACGGGTGTGTTTGGGTTGCTGGTGCGAATGCGTGGATTCCAGCAGATTGGTGGAATAACGCGATCGATCGGGACGCGATCATTGAGCCGGGAAGCAGGATCAGCATCGGTATTGACGTTGGCATCGTGCATGACTCGACGGCGCTCGTGATGGCGTGGCAACGTCCAGACGATCAGAAGGTCGTGCTCGAGGCGAAGATATGGACGCCTTCGCCTGGACGAAACGTTGACCTAGCCGAAGTCGAGGATCACATTCGTTGGGTCGCAGCAGAGTACGAGCTCTCCGGTTGCTTCTATGATCCGCGTTTCTTTGAGCGGTCCGCGCAGACACTAGATGATGAGGGTTTGATCATGGTGACAATGCCGCAGAACAGCGCGACGATGGCGGATGCGTACCAGACGTTCTACGCGATGCTTGGAGAGAATTCCATTCGTCACGCGGGTGACGATGCTGAATACGCCAGCCACATACTTCATTGTTCCGGTCAGATGACCGACCGCGGATGGAAGATAAGTAAGATGAGACAACGTCAACGTATCGATGCTCTTGTGGCTTCGGTGATGGCGACGTATGGTGCGGTTATCCAATCCGAGGAGGCTATTGTGCCGGGGTTCTTTAGTGTCTAAATGGGCGGCTACAATACTGCTAATGGAACTCATTGGCGCGCTGCTGGTTAGCGTCGGTGCTGGACTCGTCTATGCGCCTGCTGGCCTCATCGCGTTTGGTGTGTTTCTCCTAGTGTTCGCCATCGCCGCCGAGAGGTCTAGTGCTTAGCCGTATCTTCAACACAGCGCAGGACTCGACGGAGGAGCGCGCGATCAGTTTCCAGAGTATCTGGGGCGCTGGTGATGATCTTGCTTTGACGACGCCGGCTGGCGTGACGATGAATCAAGACGAATCGCTGAAGCTCGGCGTTGTCTATGCGTGTGTCCGGCTGATTGCGGATAGCATCTCGACGCTGCCTGTCGATTCGTTTATTCGTCGTGATGGTACGCGAACTCCGTATCGTCCGCGTCCCGCCTGGCTTGACTTTCCTGAGGTTGGCGTTTCGCGGACGGAGCATTTCCAGCAGGTGCTGGTGTCGCTTTTGATCAATGGCAATTCGTTCACGCGTATCCTGCGTGATGATCAGGGCGTCGCTGGGTTGGCTGTGTTGAATCCGCGGAGCGTTGAGATTCAACTCAATAAGGTGACGCGTCGGCCAGAGTATGTCGTTGGTAATGGGCGCGAGGTCGTGTCGTACGAGGACATGATTCACATTACCGAGTTGCGTATGCCGGGTGAGCTTCGTGGTCGCTCGAGGATTGATCTTGTGAAGGATACGCTCGGGTTGTCGAAGGCGCTTGATTCGTTCGCGCAGCTCTTCTTCGGTCAGGGTTCGACGGTTGGCGGACTGATTGAGTATCCGGGTAACTTGACGCGTGAGCAGGCGAAGGACCTTGCGGATTCGTTTGAGGCGCAGCATCGTAGTGTTCGTCGTTCGCATCGTCCGGGTGTTTTGTTTGGTGGTGCGAAGTTTACGAAGACGAGTGTTGAGCCGAATGAGGCGCAGATGCTCGAGTCTCGCCAGTTCTCGGTTGAGGAGATTGCGCGGACGTTCCGTTGTCCGCCTTCGATGATTGGTGTGACGACGCCTGGCGCTATGTCGTATGCGAGCGTTGAGCAGAATGGCATTCAGTTTGTGACGCATACGCTTCGCCCGTACATCGTGAAGATTGAGGATTCGTATTCGCGCCTGCTGCCTGGTGTCGCATTTTTGTCGTTCAATGTGAATGGCTTGCTTCGTGGCGATACTGCTTCGCGATATGCGGCATTCTCGACGGGATTGCAGGCTGGTTTCTTCAGCGTGAATGATGTTCGTCGCTATGAGGATCTTCCGCCGGTAGAGGGCGGCGATGTGAATCGTGTTCCGCTTGCTAATGTGGATCTTGCCGCGTCGAACTTGACGGAACTTGACAAAAAGAGTTCGATCGCGCAGCGCCTGATCAATTCGGGCTTTGATCCCAACGCCGTGCTCGAGGCGCTTGGCTTGCCGATGATTCAGCACACGGGCGTTCCGTCCGTGCAGCTACAGGGTATCGCTCAGATTGATCCTGCTGATCCCGCGTCCGCGTATCAGGTGGAAGAGGCATGACGATTGTCACGCTTCAAGAGACTCTGACTACTTCGCCTAGTCAGATCGCTGGGCCGGATGTCATGGCGCAATTCGTGACGGTGCATAACAATAGTTCCAATCAGCAGGTCTACGTTGGTGGAAGCAATGTGACCACTAGCAATGGCTTTCACATTGACGGCAAAGAAGAACACACATTCACGCTCTATCCTGGAGACGCGTTGTATGGCGTTTCAACGGGATCGGATACTGTCAGCGTCCTGATTCAGAAGCAGATGTAAGAGTGCCTTACTTCATCACAGACAAGCAGCCTGACTGCTCGGGATGGGCGACCGTCAAAGAAGAAGATGATGGATCGCTGACGACGATTGGTTGTCACGAGTCGAAGCAGGATGCTATTGATCAGATGGTCGCCGTATCGCTCGCCGAGGATATGGAACCCGGTGGAGAGCGGAATCTTGATGGGCCGGCTGCGATCGTCGTAGACATTGATGACACGCTCTTCCGTACGGATGGTTCGCCGATTGAGAATGTCGTGCGGTTTGTGGATGAGTATGAGGGCGAGGTGCTGATTGTGACGGCGCGTCGCGAGCGCCGTCGCGAAGAGACGATTGCGCAGCTCGAGGCTGTGGACATTGATCACGAGTATCTCTACATGCGCGATTCTGCGATGCCAGAGGTCGCGTATAAGAGCGACATGGTGAAGGATCTTCTTGACGTTTGGAATATCGAGCTCGCGATTGAGAATAATGCGGATGTGCGTGCCGAGTATGCGCGGCTTGGCATTACGACGCTTGAGCCTGGCGCGGTTGATCCTGAGGAGTTGCCGCAGATGATTGAGCGTGCTGAGGAGCGCGCCGTTGATCTTACGCTTCCCGAGTATATTCGCGATGCTGCTGCTCGTGGTGTTGAGTATTACGAGGCGGGTCTTGGTGGCGATGGTCTGGTCGAGCGGACGATTCGTGAGGCTCGCCTGATGGCTGATGGTCAGATCAGCGAGGATAAGGTTGTGCGCGTGTCCGCATGGGCGGCTCGGCACATTGTTGATCTTGAGGCAGAGCAGAATACGAATCCAGAGCTTGAGGAGTTCCCTGGTGCTGGCGCGGTCGCGTTCTACCTTTGGGGAATCGATCCCGTGCATCCTGAGGCGGCTATCGCATGGTTTGATGCAAAGGCTGAGGAGATACGGAATGAGGAGCTCGTTCGGTCTCGTGGCATGAGCGTGCCTAGTGCTAACCTATTTCTTATGGAGAATGGTGTGGAAACTCGTCGCGTCTGTGTCAATGAGTTCGAGCTGCGTGATAGCGAATCCGGAAGCGGAATGACTTTCGTTGGATATTCCGCAGTCTTCAATTCTGATTCTCAGCCACTTCCATTCATTGAGCGGATTCAGCCTGGCGCGTTCTCGCGGTCGCTGCGTTCGCGTAATGAAATCAAGATGTTCGTGAATCACGACACGACGCAGGTGCTCGCGTCGAAGCGTGCCGGTACGCTTCGTCTGACTGAGGATTCGTATGGTCTGCGCGTTGAGGCCGATCTTCCCGATACGACGGCTGGTCGGGACATGGCGTACCTGATCAAGCGTGGCGACGTTGCTGACATGTCGTTCGGCTTTAGCGTTCCGAGTGGTGGTGATTCGTGGAGTGCTGATGGTCAGACGCGCGAACTTCGTGAAGTTCGTCTTCACGAAGTTTCAGTAGTAACGGGATTTCCGGCCTACACCTCGACGACGGCGAGCGTGCGTAGCCTTGACGGTCTGGTAGAGGCTACCGGCCTTGAGTCGGACAAGCTGAATGCTGCGATTGATGCGCTGGAGAAGGGCGAGACGCTCTCGCCGGATCTCGCTGAAGTGCTTGACACGGCGATTGGTCGTCTGCGCTCTGAGCGTGACGACGTTGCTGCTTCGCTTGCGTTGAAGCAGAAGCAGCTTGACTTGCTCATCGCTCGCGTCTAGCGAATCTATAACGCTTATTCTGGTGCGTTATTCTATGTGTGCGCTTGCGGAGCCGCGAGCGTATTCGGATTCGCGGAGCCGCGGCCGGTAGCAGTACACAACCGTTACCCTTGAAAGGGGTGTAGATCATGTCGGAGTACATCAAGCGACAGCACGATCTTCGCCAGGCCGCGTGGCATGAGGCGAAGCAGATTCTCGATACGGCAGGCGCAGAGAACCGCGACCTGACTGGCGAGGAGCAGGAGAAGTACGATCGCATCAGCGCCGATCTCGACACGCGCGCTCAGGTGATCGAGCAGCTGAAGGCTGACGAGGAGCGCGCCGCGCGTCTCGACGCCGTTGCTGCTGAGATCCGCACGGACGAAGTTCCGGCCGGCGAGGATACGGACGCTGAGGCGATCCGCAAGCTCGCTCGTGGCGAGGTTCGTTCGTTCGACTTCCAGAAGCGTGACATCCTGACGAGCTCGACCGGCTCGCCCGTCCCCACGTCGTTCTACGACATGGTGATCATGCGCGCCCGTCTCGTCGGTCCGATGCTTGACGTTCCGACCGTGCTGAACACGGCTGGCGGCGAGAACCTGCAGATTCCGTCCCTCGGAACCTACAGCACCTCGGGCACCGTCACCGCTCAGGGCGCCAACTTCAGC